GGTAAACACAGCAAAAATTGTGGCAAAGCTCAGACCCATTAATGCCGCAAAACCATGTAAGCATAACTGCGCTACACCTTTGCTAGGATTGTTACCTAACACAAAGCTAATACCAAAGATTGCGGCAAGTGGTGATAATATCACAATCCATTTTATCCAGCCTGTAAAAAAGAATTGTAGCAACTCTGGACTAGTGCCCACAAAGTAACTGACCATCATAGAAACAATAACAGCAAGACTCATGTGTCCGTAGACACGGCCCATTGCTTCATTGATCTGTGAAGCAGAGCGATAATTTAAAATACCACCATCTGTATAATTTGCACCAAACATATTATTCTCCTTTAATAAATTGTGCTAGCTCTGGAGATTTCCAACCTAGCGGTTTCAATACTTTACCGTCTTCACGCTTACGGACTTTGCCCGTTTCGTGATCGATCTTAGCAAAGTTAGTCATCATAACTTCTTTCCAAGCACCTTCGGCATCATAACCTGCACTATGTATTGCCCCAACAGTTACAACTAGAATATCAATAAGTGCATCTAGTGTTTCTAATTGATTGTGATTATTAACAGCTTCTTTGAGCTCTTTATATTCTTCTTCAATTAGTCCAAGATACAATTTAAATTGATCTTGATTAAAGCCTTCGACTGTTTGGTCACAGGCCTTCATAAATTTCTCTTGGTCTCTAAACGGGTTTGTCATTATGCCATCCTATCTACATTTTGTCCCGGGCGATTCATCCGGCGATTCATCTCAATTCTTTTTTCTTCGTTGTCTTTAAGATTCAGACGAACACGTTGTTCTTCTAATCGTAGTTCTTCGTGTCGCTTATCTAACTTCTTAATTTCCATCTGTCGATACATTTCTATATTTTGAGCAGTGACTCTGCTAATGTCTGTCATAATTTCTCTCCGGACACAAAGCCACGGAATCCTTTAAACCTAGGGAATCTTAAACTGTATGATCCGTCTTGATTTTGTGTAACAGCGTCTGCACGTACTTCGACAACATTACCGATAAGGTTATCCCGACCGGACCAATAAGCAGAGCGATTATCATCGCTAAATCCGCTTCCGACATTGACTCTAATAAGTTTACCATCATCTTCTCCCTCGCACACTAGCGCACCTAGTTTACCTACATTTTTACCTGTACCTTCTTCTACTGCTACTACTGCAAGACTAACTTCAATAAATGGCTTTAACTTCAACCAAGCGACACTACGCTTACATTCATATCCGGCTTCTGGATCCTTAATCATAATACCTTCGTACCCACCGGCAACGGCCTGTGCATTAATTTCTTTATAACGCACTTGTCCATCATCAGTATCCAAATCAACTAACTCATGTCCAACGACTGTGACATTGGGCAACAAGTGTTTATAAGTCTTGTGCCAGTAATATACCATGTCACTACGAGTGGATTGATCTTTGTCCCAAAATCCTTTTTCAAAATCTGCCAGTGGTATTACATCAAACAAATTAAGAACAGCATCGCCTGCTTCCACGTTGTCCTTACGATGTACCTGCTTCATCAAGTCTTGGAAACTGCTTGACATGATCTCGCCGTCCAACACAACATCTATATTTTGGTCAGTGCCATGTGTTTTGACCACATTGCTGATCTGTTCTGTTATGTGAGGAAAGTTTGCAAGCTCTTTACCATTGCGACTAAACATATCCACCCGGCCGTCACTACGTACAATAGTGATAACACGAACGCCATCGAGTTTAACTTCGATAAGTTTTTTCCCTGCGACTTTGCTTTCATGGTTAGCACTATCGTGAGCAAGCTGACAACCAAAAACAGGAATAGCATAATCAGCATATTTCTTCTCCACAACTTTATTAATTGTTTTTTCGCTTACACCACAGCGCAAGTCTTTGATCAAAATACGACGGTACCAGCCATTCCATTCTTTTTGGGTAGCTGATTTCATCATTGCTTGAATCATGTCACGTGCTGTATTACCGGTGACGTTGCGAGTAACGAAACCAGTAAGAGCGAGAGTAAAACTACTCCAAGGTAAGCCAGGCCCATCCTCATCTTTTTTCTCCGGAATTTGTTTGAGTCCAAAAGTAATCATGGGATCAAGAGCCAGTCGACAACCTTCGAAAAATTCATCGCACTTTTCCTGTGCAATGACTTCAATGATGCCTTCTTTATCTAAACGTGAATTATGGGTTTCTAAATTCCAAATATGACTGGCACAAACGCTCATTTTGACTCCGATGATTAACTGTATAAGTTTATATTATACAGAGTAATTATCAGTATGTCAAGTGATTTGTGGTCTTAAATGGCTTGCCGAAGTGTGCATTTTCCAAATTACGCACAACCAAATTTCTCATCCTGCGTATAATTGGATGATTGTGATTCCAGTCAAATGCTTTCAAATAGTCATTCCATGTGGAATTTTTATGGCGTCGACATTGGTTTGAATCCAAGTATTGTCCAATAGTAAATGTGTCATAACCAAACCGATCAATCAATTCGCAAGCACAGTTAAACGCATGAGCACCCATTTCATCTCGGTCACCATAGTACTCTTGCTGTTTACGTTCTTTGGCATATTCTGCGGTGCTTTGGTATCCGGGAATATTTTTAAAATTACGGCTACGGAATTGGCGCTGATGTACGATTTCATGCAGTACCACATCAGCGAATCTCACAGCCATTCGTTTGAAACGATGATTGGTTAATCTTAACTTTTTATCCTCAGGATTATAGTTGAAATTAACTTCTATAGCGGGCACTTTTTTTCGATCCAAATCGCTATAATACACACCACCCATAAAAACAAAACCTTTGGTAGTGGGTGCATATATGCATTTCTTAATCTTAACGGGTATATGCCGTTTGACATGCCTAGAAATGCGTTTTTGGATTTGGCTAGGACTCAGTTCTTTGCCCACTATTTCACTGTTAAGTGAATAGAACATAGAGTACAGATTACTGCGTGTTAGTTCCGACCAATTGAACGGTAGCTGAGTCATGTCACACTCCTAGTAAGTATATTTATAGTATACTAGGGTGTACCATTATGTACGCACTTTATGGGCGTTTTGTTATGATCTCGTCAATCAAACCGTAATCTAAAGCTTCTTGCGCACTCATAAATTTATCACGTTCCATATCGTGCCTAAACTGTTCGTAAGTTTTGCCCTTGCTATTATGATTAACATAGATCTGTGTCAAATTCTTCTTCATTTTGAGAATCTCTTCAACTTGGATTTCCATGTCTGTTGCTTGCCCGCCTGCACCACCCGAGGGCTGGTGAATCATGTGTCTAGCACTAGGAAGCATTTTACGTTTGCCAGCCGCACCAGCAGTAGCAAGTAGACTACCCATACTACAGGCTTGGCCCATGACCACGGTGGACACATCCGGCTTAATGAATTGCATGGTATCGTAAATAGCCATACCAGCAGTAACCATTCCACCAGGGCTATTAATGAACATGGTAATGTCTTCGTTGCCTTGACTTTCCAAAAAGAGCAACTGTGCAACTAGTAAACTTGCCGAATGTTCGTTCACATCCGTATCTAACATTACAATACGATCTTTGAGCAGACGACTGTAAATGTCGTAACTACGTTCGCCGCGAGCTTCTTGCTCAATAACCATTGGTACCAAATTAGGCATTAATTTTCCTTTTGTTTTTCTTTATTTTTTGATTCTACTTTTTCAATTGGTGGAGGAAAATAAGGCTCTATTACGTAATGATTGGCACTCCACCAACCAAAAGCAGTAATAAAGCCGTATAGGAATACTTCGAGTATCACTGAAGTTCCTTGAATGCCTCTGTAGAACGACCTGCGGCAATTTCACGCTGACGTGCGGCTTCTTTGGCCTTACGCAATACGTTTGCATCACCTGTTGGCAACGCTACCAATACGTATGTACGGAAACGTGGACCTTCTGAAATGTGTTTGATTTCTTTAATTTCAACACCAGTCAAGTCGACACTTTTGCAATTGGTACGCAAAGCCATCTCACTAAACTCAGTGCTGGTTGTTTCGCTATCTGTACGATAGATTTTAGTTTGCTGACTTGCAGTTCCACCGGCCGCCATACAAATCTTGCCGTAAGCATCTGCCTTGGCTTTGTGATCAGCCATACTCCAATCTGCACTAACACTAGTGCCTGCTTCAAAAACAGCACTATTGCTAATAGGAGGTTCACGGAACCATTTAGGTGCTTTGTCGATAGCTTTTTCAACATAGCGTTCAGAACGCTCACGCTCGTTGTCTGCACGTTTTTGATAAACGTCTGTAGTACCACATGCAGTAAGTGCGGCCACGATTGGCAATACAATAAAAATCTTTTTCATTATTTTCCACCCATCTTATCTTTAGTCCATTCGGCGGTTGACGAAATGTCTTTACCAAGTCCCGAAACTGTCGAACATGCGGCTAGTGTACTAGCCAAAATTAGTGCTACAAGAATTTTCATTTTGCCATCTCCTGACTGTGTGTTTTAACTGTGTCTACGCCTTTGTCCAACATCTTAGCAATGCCAGAAAATCCAACAGTTGCTAGGACTAGTCCAAAGACTGTGCCTAAAATAAATGCCTTCATAAAGTTGCCTTTCTATGTGTGTTAAACATGTTAGTATTATAGCGTACTCGTAGTCAAATGTCAAAGCATTTGGTTACCATCTATCTACCACAGTCCAATTATCGTCTATTCGATTTTTACAGATAACACCATTGTAAATTTGGACGTTGCCTTTGATAGTGTATTTTTCGGTAAACATCCTACAAGTTTGGTTATTGTATGTAAAGTAATTTTCAATTTTACTACGACCTGCTTCATTTTCCAAAATAGTATCACCAATTGCTAGCTTGATTGGTTCGAATTCATTTGCCATACGTTCTGTTTTGTCAGATCCTTCACGACAAACTGTAATCGCTTCAGTTGTAAATTTTCCACCAATGCTAGCCAAAAGTTTTTCCTTGCCGTATCTGATAGCATCACGGCATAGGGCTGATTCTTTGGTCCACTGATCTGCTTGCGTTTCCTCAATGTTGTACCATTTATTGTTTACATTAAGTTTAAACTGAACAGTGCATTTGCCCAAAGTGATGATCTGTTTTAAATTAGTAACTTCACCAACAATGTTCTGTCCGTTAAGCACACTTGCGGATCTAACATTACAATTGGCTAGAGCAATTTGATTAACCAGCAACAATGATATTAAAATTGATTGTTTAATCATTTTTCGCATCCAAAATAGAACCACCAAATAGTAGCTTTCAATCTGCTGTTGTATGCCTTATCGAGATCATTCAATTCGTCGGGATCGGAATTAAATTTTTTAATTTTTTGTAACTGACGAAGATGAGACAATTGTTTTTCTTTTAGTTTGCAATCTACTGGGTAACTGCGCAATTCTTCTAACGATAGAATTTTTACTTCAGCAAAGGACTTAGCAGGATAACAACCTGCTAAGATTAATGCAACTACAATGGTAACAAGTTTCATTGATATTTGTCATTCAAGTCGACACCAGACAAACTGGCCAAAGTTTGGAATTTATCCCAAGCCATTTTAACTGCTGGATTGTTTTCCAATTCACTGTTGGGTAATACTGCTTCCAACCAAATTTCTGGACGGCGCCTTGGATGAGCACCAAATTTGCGTGGCTGATGCATCTTACCATCTTCGTAGAGCATGATGCTGATGCTACGGAATTTGTCTTCATGATCTTTGTTATTCAAATCATAGTTGGCCCACTCAGGGTTACTCAATCCACCCAATGTGTATCCTTGCCAAATACCTATCCACTCTTCATCGACTCGAGGATCAAAATCCGTACGGGTAATAAGAACCAAAACATCGTCAATGTCCACACGACCTTCAACAATGTCCAAAACGCAACGGCTATAGCTTAGACCAATTTTCATACAATCACACTTTCGGTTTTAGGTGTTTTAAATACATTCTGTCCACAACGCCTAATGGCGTCTGCCAATTCCTGCGGTTGATCTTTGGCATACTCATTTAACTCGTCCAAACTGATTTCGCTTTCGAAAGCCCAAATTTCAGGAAAACGTTGCGGGTTAGCTTGTGCTCTTATTATAGCATATCTGGGTATAGGGAAGTCAACTTTCTCGTCACCTTTTAACACCGCCCAAAACTTTTTCTTTTCGTATTCGGTTACATTAAAGATCCATTCAAAACCCAATGTATCAAAGTATGCCATGTAAGCTGACATGTTAGCCTCTTGTGCTTGTTTTGGTTTTAGTAACAGTTGGACCATCGCTGGTAAAGTCCATACCAGCGGCACGGCCTTCATATGTGCGGCCATTCCAGTTCATTAACAATTTGACTGATTTATTCATGACCACAGTCAAGTTACGACCTTCGTTAAACGCCATAACTTCACCATCTACTTCTTTGCCAGTAGCGGCCTGTTTAACTGTGCATCTATCACTGTGTCTCGTTACTGTGCTCATATGCTTGACCTAATGTGAATGAAACAGATTTAATTGAGTCCCAACGAAAACTCTTCCAATGTCCAGCCTCCATGTCATATACAGGCATTACATCTTCGTTAATTTTCTTTTCTCTTTTAGCTTCAACCGATGCTGGTTCCTTAAACATAATATATGTAGGATTGGTTGTGCATTTCATAACTCGTTCAGTACCGTCCTTTTTGGTAAAGGTAACTGTAACAGGTCCAAATTTCAAATGTGACCTAAGCCATTTTTTAAATAGCTTAAAATCGTTTTCATTTAAGGTCATCGGCTTTGCTTTCCAGATCGGATATTCTATTTGTTAATTGTACTATAGATTGTTCTAACTTGTCAATATGATCGGCAATTTGAGTTAGAAAAATTGTTTGATTTTCCGCAGTGATTCTAATCATGTCTGCTACTTTGATTGTTTCTTGTTTGTTTTCTGTTGTCATTTAATTCTCCGTATGAATTTTAAAATTGGTTGCAAGGCTAACCCGCAAATTATCGCTATTGTTCTGTTCCACATGATGTAAGAACCAACCTGGAAAAATTATATAGTCGCCTTTTTTTGGTGTGTATCTAAATTGTGTTTGAAATATATTGGCAGTTTTGGTTACAGCCACCGACGTGTTTCTCGAAGACCCTACATCAGACAACACCAACGGGCTATTATCATCTGTCAAATACACCACTGATGAAAAAACTGATCCCGGATGATTGTGCAATATGTTATAATCGTTTTTCAAATTAAAATTGAACCAGGAGTTTCCTGGCTCAATTTCAAACAGTTCCGATGTTTTATAACTATGATTCACACCTTCTCGAATTAAGCCAGATAATACTCCAAGCAATTTTTGGAATTCATCTGAATTCGAGTAGTGGTCAACATTGTGAGGCCAAAACGAATTGCTTTGCCATCCGCCACGATTTGATACAGCAACTCCAGCAGGTTGATCTTGTTTTATCTCGTTTGCAAATGCAAACAATTTTTCAAGATCAACACCTCCGAGTTCTCCAATCCATACAGCATCTTTGAATGGAACAATTTCAGTTATTGTAAGCATTACACTTCCAATAAAATATTTGGGTTCCAGCCTGTATCTTCGCTGTAACCATCGTTTTCGTAACCACGTGGGTTACATACAACTCTAGTTTCACCAATCATGTAATCAAACGGATGATGGGTGTGTCCGTGTACCCACAGTTTGATCTGTGGACGATCCAGGATGAATTCACTCAAGTCACTGTGGTAAGCACCGTTCATCAAAGTTTCATGTTTGTATCCTTCATGGACACTTTGGAAACTTGGACTGTGATGTCCTACAACAACAAACTTTTCATCAGGCCGTTCTGCCACTACAGTTTTAATGTAGCCAAGCATATGACGATGACGAACCACTGTGTCGTAAGGCTTGAGGTTAGTATAACCTTCAAGATCCTTTTTGATAACACGGAAGTCATTCATCATGTCACGTACTGAATGAAGTGTCAGCGGGTCGCCTTTGTTCATGTCAGTCCACAATGTACCACCAATGAAAGTTACATCATCAATTTTCTTTGAGCCTGCTTCAAGAAAGTAGACGTTGGGAAACTTGGCACACTCATTGCTAAGTGTAGTTAAACTTTGATTCCACTTACCGTGATAGAACTCATGGTTACCGGCAACGTATATAACATGTGGAAACTGGAAACTACAACGCTTCAAAAAGTCACGAAATCGCTGAGCAGTTTGTTGTCTGCGTCCGAGCCCTTCCAAGTTAACATTGGAATACATGCTATAGTCCATCTCAGGATGATCGTGAAGATCCGTGGCAACCATAATGTCGCCGGCAAGAATCAAAACATCATAGTTTTGATCATTTGGAATCATGATATCGGAAAACTCCAAATGGAGATCCGATACAAGTTTAATCCTCATCGTCTTCTTTCTCAAATGGCCAAGATGTACCTTGACTTTCCAAAACAAAATTTTGAGCATCTTTTTTAGTGAGACGCCCCGCTTCAACTTCTGCAATAGCATGACGCAATGCTTCTTCAACAAGCTCGTTAAAAGTCATATCACGCTCATGCGCTAGTTTCATATATTGTAACAGTTCTTCATCCGAAAAGTCAACCGGAACCTGCACCCGTGTATCATAAGTCTCACCAGCACGAATTGCCAGTGCCTTTTGGATGAAGTCATTCACTATATCCAAATCAACATAGTCAACGCAATCCCACGCTTCATTCAAATTAACATCACGAGCTAGTGCTTCCTTGCGATGTTTTTCCTGATTTTTTGGATTGATCATACGATAAGCACGGTCATTAGTATAGTCGCACATACTGACTTCGTATACTTTTTGGCTCTTGGTACTGAACACAATACTGAAACTGTAGCCGCCTGCACCATGGACACCATTCCAAGAATCTAGTGTATAGGCGTTTGGGCCGTAACAACTCCAACCATATTCACTGCCTTCGGTAATTTTATAGTCAACCAATTCCATCCATTCTTTCATTGTAATCATTGTACTAATCCTTCTTTACGTTGATAAAAAGTAACTTCAATCCAGCCAATCAAGGCCACCAGCCAGCCTGCGTTTGCAGGAGTTTCCCAAGTGGCAAATACTTGAAAAACGCACATTATTAAAATTGCAATTGATAAAATTTGTTTAAGTTTAATCATAACTCTAATCCATCCTTTCTACATTGTTCTTCAATTCGAGCATTACGCTCTGCTTCATGTACATCACACAATGTACGCACCCAGCCACCACTACGGCGTTTACCAATACCGCCACAAACCTCGCAGGCAATATCTGCCCAAGATTCTGCCATACTAACTAGCCCATGAACATAGTCATCTCCGCCTTCATAGTAGAATCGTAGTCCGCCAAATTTTTCTTTAACTTGCATTACAACAACTTGTGGGCAAACTTCAGTTTCCCTGTTAGCAAATTCAATGTGTTGCTGGATGCTAGAACTTAATCGTTCAATGATTGGATACCAGCCCTTGCCTACAGCAAACCCGCCGTACTTGCCCTCATACATTTTAGGATAGGACTTCTCCAAACGTTGGGCAAATGTTTCATAATCTATAAATTCTTGATCTTCATTGTTCATATTAATGTACCGATTCCTTTGCGTCTACTGTACATTCAACAACCCAATTGTTGAATTGTGTAAACTTATTAACTTCGATACCTAACCCAACTGCTTCATTTACAAAATGTTGTAACAGTGAATTGTACAACTCGTCGGGCATGGTATTTTTATCAAATTTGATTTTCATATTAATCCTAATCGTAAGCTACACCGGGCATTTGTTTCTTGCCTTCCCAATGTTCTCGAGTTACGCATAAACCTTTGTGACGTACTTTCATTGGATGATCTAAATTAGTCAATTGTATTTTCACAGCTTCACAATCTTTTTGACTATTGAAGCCTACAGTATTCTTCCCCATGAAGTCTCCAGCAGGGCTATACATTGCTATGATTAAAATCCAGGAGTATGTCATTGTGCCGCCTTTACGTAGTTAAGTCTAGTAACATCGTTGCCGTGCTTCCAGTGTTTAGAGTGATCTTTAACTTTGGCTTTGACAATAATACATGCACCCAACTGCAAGTTAGTTTTGTTTAGCCAAGAGCACATCTTACTGTTGATTATAGCATCTATATTGTAACCTTCAAAGTTTTTTGACTTGATTGAGGAAATTATTTCTGCATCCAAGTCTTTAAGATTACTACCAATATCTGACAAGTAACCTTCTTCAACTGACCGTGCGGCCTTCTTAACTTTAGATTGAGCAATGTCTCTTACATATACACTGGGCAAGCAAGCCACATAACCAAATTGATTTTGTTTAACTGTATCGCCCGACAGTATTGTGTTTATATTAGTTTGAAAATCATTCTCACCTTCGATAGCACTGAACAAGAATTTTCGAAAATGTTTTTTGATTTCTTCTGCTAGAGCAGTATCTTCGGCAAGTACCTTTAAAGGCATTGGTGCTTCTTTAGGATCGGCAGTCCAAATGGCAGGATCGAGTGTACACAACATCATTAATTTATTGGTCTGTTTGGAATACATGTAGATATTGTCGTCCGAGTAAACAGCCTGTGCTTCCTTGATATAAGCACCGTTTACTCGTTGTGCCGCACAAGCCAGCTCTAGAACTTGTTGGGTTGGAAACTCTTTGTTAGCCATTTTGCTCTCTGTATGTGAGTTAATATACTTTGTATTTTACACGAAGACGGCATCTGTGTCAATCTTTTGCAGGCGTACATAGACCTTTTTGGTTAGCCGTTTGATTACAGGATTGGTTAAATCTCCAAACTGTCCAAAATAAGAAGCCAAACACGGACTAACGAATTTGCCATTAAACTTTAATTTGGCTAGAGAAGATACCCTATGCATATATCGTAATGCACGATATTTTCCTAAAGCACGACATAGTTCAACGGCTATGCTAAATGCATAAGCATCAATTTCGTCGTCTTCTTCTAAATAATCTTTGTAGGGTTTTTTAACGTAGTCTGAATAGATTACATATTTTCGTTTTACGCTTTGTCGTTGGTGTTTGAATTCATGTATAGTGGCGTCAAAAATTTGAATTAAGAATTCTGTAGTTTGTGTAGTATCCCAAATAACTGTATTATCAAAATTATGATGCACAACTACTTCTATAGGTGTTTCGTTATTTTGATCTTCTTCGGCATCATAATATGCGTTAACATAAAATTCTTCGGGCCCTAGTACTTTATCTCTAGTGGATTTAATTTTTAAATTAAATTTTGCCAACCTAAATTCTCTACGAAGAGATACTACTAGATTTTGGAAACTGGAACCGAGTTTACTTTTGCGTCTAACTTGATTGCAAACAGCACTGACAGTTTCCATTACGGCATTCATTTTATAACCTATACGTTACGCGACCTTTTGATAAATCATAAGTGCTTACTTCCACTCGGACTTTATCGCCTAAAATAATTTTAATTTTGTGTTGTTTTAATCTGCCACCTAGATAAGCCAATATGATATGTTGATTATCGTCCAACTGTACTCTGTACATGTTACCAGGCAATACTTCAGTAACCTGTCCAGTTAATTCAAGTAAGTCGTCTTTACTCATGCTTTGCTAATGATCATTTTTCCATTTTCCACCTGAATATTCAGTGTAGTACCTTCAACCCATCCTTGTGCTTCGCAAATCTCCGGTGGAATTTTCATCATGACATTATCCGGGTCTCCAGGAATATCTTCAAAAATTTCTTCTGCTAAAAATGTTAGTTTTTCCATAATAGTATTTACTTTATAGTTCTTCGTCTTTATAAGGAACTGGTCTCCATCCCAATCGATTTAAATCTAATTCAATTTCTTCAGTTACTTGACCTTCTGGAACATAGGTACGACCATCAGAGACATCCGGCACAGTTCCATCTAAACCATTGCCTAATTCTGGATTGCCAATACCGCTACAATACCAATCGATGTAGTCACCTTGTTCTCGCATGTTTGCAACAATGCCACCGGCACTACGCCAACTGCAACCCCAATTTTCTTCTTTCATTTCTGGCCATAGATCTCGTTTGCGCCATTCCTGATTGCACATTGCGGCATACAAGTTTTGAGCATAGTTATCACTGGTCTTGACTTTATCGCAAATCCATTTGGTACTACGGAGGTCATACTCCATATTATCCTGTTGCCATTCTGGATCTTTTAGTTGTTCTGCTTCCTGTTCTCGCCAAGATTTATACATAGCAACATATTCAGGATTAGGAAGTTTACCCTCTTCCTCACAGCGTTTAACATACCCTTCTTTTTGAAAGGTATGTCGTTCTGGACTTGATGCTATTTTTTTCATTTATGGAAATTGCCTTGGAAACAATGCCGGACTTCGTGACCTACTGTATCGTGGTCTGTAGTCTTTGCTGTGATAATAGTACACATATTAGTTTTGTTTGGAGTAGTGTTAGACCAAAAAGAACAACCGTCCATCTTTTGGCCTGAACCTAATCTTGCAAAACCGCCGTTGCCACGATTTTTACTTTCAGTATCGCAAGCTTCGAATACATTGTCAACTTGTATCCACTTGATGGTACTAGTTGTAACAACATTAGAATTTGTAGAAAACTGTTCGCTAGCCTGAACTGTTCCCACAAACATTAACAATACTATCAGTGCCTTTTTCATATGTGCCTCTTTCTGTGTGTAATTAAAAATGGTGTAGATGGTAGGATTCGAACCTACAAAGGCAGCTAATAGCCTAGCCCTGTTCCCAGCAAGCTGGAGGTCTACCAGATTCCACTCACATCTACCATGTAATTATATAGCCATTTTGGATTAAAGTCAAATGCTTTTGGTGACCTCATAATTTTTTGGCTAGTAATATAGCGGTTAAATATACGCGATGAACTTTACAGATATTCCATTCAAGAATATTGTACGTTTTGGACAGCGTACAATGTTAACCAAACCATTATTTTCTACCAGTTGGATCCTAGGTAGGTTTTGTAACTATAATTGTAGTTACTGTTGGCCCTATGCTCGCAGTGACCAAATGGATCACCAACCATTTGAAGTATATAAATCTACTGTAGACGAGATTAAGCGTCAAGCACGAGCCAATGGGTTTAACCAGTTCCACTGGTCGTTCAGTGGAGGTGAGCCTACTGCATATAAACATTTACTAGAACTAACCAAATACTTGGATGACGGAGTACAAACGCCCTATCAAAGTATACACATGACAACTAATTTGTCGCCAGGAAGTAAGTGGTGGAACACTTGGTGTACTAATACTGAAATGCTACAACGCAGGAGTATCACGGCCAGTTATCACGATGAGTTTGCCAAAGAGCAAGAGTTTGGCGACAAGTGTTTACAGTTAATGTATGAACTAGTACATGTTACAATCAATCAAGTAATGGTGCCTGAAAAGTTTTATGAGTTATACGACCGCATGGAACGATTTCATAGCCGAGGCATCAACGTTACATTGAAACCGCAAAGCAATCCGTCAGCAACCGCAATTGTAGAGGGGTATAATGAGGATATGATATATAAAATGCAAACAGGGTTTCCTCAACGTACCGATGATGAGGAAGTTTATCAAGTGGCGTTATACGATTCACAAGGTGACGAATACCTATTTGACCAAGCTGAAAGGTTTAATGCTTTTGGATTTAATGAATTTACCAATTGGACTTGTAATTCGGGTTATCAAAGTGTTATAATAAGAGGTAATGAAGTAAAACGATCGTATAGCTGTTATGACGTCCCGTTAGGAACATTACAAGATTTTAAACTTTTTACAACTCCGGTGACTTGCACAACTCCTAGATGTGTTAGTTCTGCGGATTCAAAAATACCAAAAATAAAACAGGAGAATAATTTTGGAAAGTAATTTAAGAACTATTATTAAAACGCTGTCATATCGAACAGCAGTAGCATTATCAATATTCATTGCATCAATTGTTATGAATTACGGAGCCGGATTTGGATTGAAGTTTGTGATTTTGGTTTACACTTTAGGATCTCTAACATTTTACATACAAGAACGACTATGGCTTAGAGTCAAATGGGGAATGGAAGGAATTCATGAGTTACATAAGAGAACTGTTGCCAAAACGATTACATGGAGAATTTGGTCGTTGATTGTTTTGTTTGTGTTTGGTATAGTAATGGGTCTACAAAGTTCTGACGCAATTGAGTGGACCATAGTAACTAATGTTTTGTTTATTGTTGTACATTATGCACACGAACGTGCTTGGAACTTAATTTCTTGGAGAAAGGTATCTGTATGAAAAAATTAATAACAATATTAGCAAGTATGATCTGTATGGCCACAGCCCAGGCAGGTACTGTTGTGGTTGCGGCAGGCGTGGGCCAAGAAAATATCACTTACCCTAAAACATTTACTGTTGACCTTTATCAAGTAGCAGTATCTTATAGATATGATAACGGAGTCTATCTAGGAACAAGTATCCAAAAAGGGTATCCTGAACTTACAACGATACCTTCAGAATCAAGATATGAGGCATATACAGGTTATACCAAAAAGATAGATCAATTCATGCCGTATGCTCAGATAGCAGTTGGCCGCAGAGATATTAATTCTGCAACGGCAACGGATTATAACTACTACGCATTGACTGTCGGAACAAAATATGATTTTACATCAAAAATATATGGAGATGTTATGTATCGATATCGTAATAACTATGATACTTCGTCATTATGGAAGACAAATCTGTATGGTGTCGGTTTAGGTTATAAGATTACTCCAAACGTTAGTGTTGAGGCAGGGTATGCATTAACTTACGGAGATTACGAAAGTAATCAATATAGAGTTTTTTTAGTTCGAAGGTTTTAAATTGAAGATTTATCAGAACGGACTTTTACTTAACCTATCGAATAAAGTTTTAGATTATGTAGATAAGTTAAAAAAGGAACAGGTAGTAACAATCTGTTCGATAGATCACGCTGAGCATATTGCCGCTTATGTCGCTTGGATGACAGTAGGCGGCAATATTTTTATTAAAGCACCATTTCTTTCAAAAACAGAGTCGTCGTATCTAGACGAGAAAGTTTTAACTTTACCATACAATGACTCTTTGTTTTTTCATACTAGCGGCACTACCGGATTGCCTAAAATTGCTGTGCATCAAAAACAGCAGATACAACACGCAATTATTTCGTCTACTACTATCATGGGATGGGATAGTAATGTTAAATTTTTAAATCTGTTACCAGCATTTACAGTTGGGTTTTGGAATATGATTATTCCTTCTTTAATAGAACACAATTTTTCCATAGTGCTAGGATCAAGAGAAACAATTCTAGATGATCTTAATCAAAATACTAATGTTACTATTATAGTACCAGCACTAATGGACTACTTACGCTTGAGAAATGTTCCTATTGATTTTTCAAAATATAATAAAGTAGGAATAGGTTCTTCGGCAGTACTTGATCGCCATGTAGAATTCTTTTTTAAAAATAAAGGAAAAGCTCTAAATCACATGTATGGAACTACGGAAGTAGGTACTCCTATATTACATCGATTATCAACAAACTCTGACGATTTTGCAAGATACTTAAATTTAACTTCAACTCAGTCTGCTGAGTTTAAAATAATGAATAAAGAGTTATGGATCAAAGGGCCAACTCTGTGTGCTAATATACAAGACTTTGGACTAACTGATGGTTGGTTTAATACTCACGATTTGTGGGATCAACAAGATAACATGATTAAATTTATAGGCAGGTCAAATGACATTGTTAAATTAAATGGATTTAAAGCTAGTTTATTAGCCATTGAAACAATTGCCGAAGACGATGCGGAGTTGGGAGAGGCCGTTGCAGTTGTCAGAAACAGTTTAGGCACAGATTGGATAGAATTATTTTTTACTAATAAGAACGCTGTTACTAATAAAACTGCCATGAATGAAATATTTCTTAAAAAGTTACCAGACTTCAGTGTTCCTAGAAAATTTACATACATAGATGCTGTTCCACGAAATGCAATGGGCAAAAAAACAAGAGCAATTGACTTATGAAAATTGATACAGAACACTTACACTATTGGATGCAAGCTATTCGACAAAGTCCAGATCCTATTCGGACCATGGATGCCTTTTGGTCAGGACAACTTAAAAGTAAAGAGTGGCTAATTAATTCGTTAGAGTTAGTTGTTCATCCTCAAGTTGATTGTACATTGCCTAAGCCTTTTTCTATAGACATTCACGGTGGGTGGGTTGGTGTTCTTGCCAGCATGATGTTTCAAAGTAGGATCCCGGTAGCTAGTATTCGCAGTATTGATATAGATCCTAGTTGTGAATCTATTGCTACTATGATGAATAAGGGTGAGGAAATATTAGGAAAGTTTCGAGCAATTACATCGGATATGTGTGCCATAAGAAGTGATGCCGATATTATTATTAATACTAGTTGTGAACATATTACACAAGATCAATATGATTTATGGCTTAGTGGACACCCTCAAAATAGTTTGTTAGTTCTTCAAAGCAATAACTATAACATTCCCGAACATGTGCGCATCTCTAAAGATTTAGAAGAATTTAAAGAGCAATGCCAACTTGAAATATTATGGGCTGGAGAATTAGAACTACCGTTATACAAACGATGGATGGTTATAGGACATAAAAATGTATAAATTAGATCAAATTAAAGAAATTCATTTAGAATTAACAAACAAATGTCAAGCCAGTTGTCCGATGTGTCAACGTAATATACAAGGCGGCATTGCAAACCCTTGGTTAATAGAAACAGAAATTACTATAGACCAATTCAAAAAATGGTTTCCTATTCCCTTTATCAAACAGCTAACCAAATTATTCATGTGCGGTAACTCAGGCGATGCCATAGTTGCTAAAGATACACTTAAAGTATTCCAGTATGTTAGAGAGCATAACTCAAACATAGAACTAGGGTTGCATACTAATGGCAGCGCACAATCAGAAAAATGGTGGGAACAATTGGCCAAATTGAATGTGTTTGTTACATTTGGTATTGACGGGTTAGCTGATACACATTCATTGTATCGAATCGGAACTAATTTTGATAAGATAATTAACAATGCCACAGTCTTTATTCAGTCTGGTGGCCTAGCAAGATGGCACATGTTAGTGTTCGAACACAACAAACATCAAATAGATGAATGTAGGAGTTTAAGTGAAAAGTTAGGATTCTCAGAATTTGTACAAAAGAATTCTGCTAGATTCCGAGATGGGCACTTGCCAGTTCTCACCAAAGAAGGCAAGACTAGCCATATAATTTACCCTACCGAAAGAAGCATTGATATATCTAAGAAATTGTTTTCCATCAAATTGGAAGAAACAAAAAAAATAAATTGTAAAGTTAAAAAAGATAAAAGTTTGTTTGTAGGAGCAGACGGTAGTGTTACTCCGTGTTGTTGGTTAGATTATACTGGAACAACACCCAACACCTTTAGTCTAGTTGATTACAAAGACCAAGGGTTCGTTAATCCAAATCTTAATACACAATCATTTGAAGATATATTTGAAAGTCAATTTTTCAATCGTATTGAAGAAACGTGGTCTAATAAACCCTTGCGAGCATGTACTAAACAATGCGGCGAAGTAGACAAGGCCAATGAACAATTTAGATAACGTATGGTGTCCTATCCCATGGAGTCATGTTGCTGTTAAAAGTAACGGATATCTACGGGTATGCTCTCATAGCCAAAGTGGCGGCAATAAAAATACGTTACTTGAAAAAGATGGAAGACTTTTAAGAATAAATGATATTGATCAAGCATTAAATTCTGATACTTTAAAAGATGTTAGAATAAAATTTCTTAATAACGAATGGCCGGAACAATGCCGGCGTTGTAAACTAGAGCAAGCTGCCGGAAAACGTAGTCGCAACCAATGGGAAGCGACCATGTATGACTTTACCAGAGAGGATGCTGAACGAATCACACTGCTGGACGGAACTGTGACCGAACAACGGGTACTATCAATGGATTTAAGGCTAGGTAATAAATGTAACCTGCAATGTGTTATGTGCTATCCTGGCGAAAGTAATCAGTGGAATAAGATACAAGAACAAATTACAGGATCTAAAGTGTTCATGATAGATCATGTTACTTATAGCACAGACGGTCACGAACATTTTGATTGGTGCAATCAGCAAGACTATTATCAACTGTTAACTGACCATTCAGAGTATTTGCAAAAAATCAAATTTGGCGGCGGTGAACCGTGGCTTGTTAAACAACACTTGATATTATTAAAAAATTTAATAGAGCAGGGATTTTCCAAAAATATTGAATTAGAGTACAGCATCAATGTCACAGTCATTCCTAAAGAATTCCTAGATGCTATCAGTCAATTTAAATTTGTTAAATTATGTTGTTCCATTGATGCGTATGGCGAAGTTAATGAGGCCATACGTTATCCAACTAAATGGAACGTAATTGAAAAAAACTTAGATTTTTTAGATGGCATGCCCGATCATTTTTCTATCTTCACTAGCACAACTTTATCAATTTTAAACATTGAGCACTTTGTTACGTGGATGCAATGGTTAGAGAGCAAACAATTTAAAAAGATTAACCTTAATACGTTTTCTGATATAGTAAGTCATCCTGTGATGAATCCAAAATATTTAAATTTACGATTAATGACTGCCAAGCAACATTTGGAAATATTTAAATATCTTAAAGAACAAACGGATAACCACAGAATATTGACAATGCTAACCCAATGGGAAGAGTATTCTAAAACCCTTCCTATGACTGACAAAGAAATTGTGCAAGGCAGAAAAGATTTATTAAACTTTTTTATAAAGATGTCTGCAATACAAGGTAAAGATTGGAAAATAATTTTCCCCAGATGTCATAGGATGATAGTAGAATGGAACGAGTAAAAATAGCTCCCGAATATGATGCTAAATGGTTAGAAGTTGAACGGCCTCAAGCATTATGCGATAATCATTTAGAATCATTATTTTCAAAAGTAATGACCGGCTTCGGCGGACTTGAAGTCGACCACAGAATAACTGCCAACACTACATTTAAAGAAAAGGCTAGTAAATGGATACTTGATTCAAGATTAAATCATCTATCAGGCTTTAACAATTTTAATCGTGTGGACATTATAAACGGGTGTACTCAATTTATAGATAATATCTACATGCAAGGACCACCTCAAGTTATTGTTGGAGATTATCGGTACCATGAAAGACTAGGCAACCAAGCAACATATCCAGGTACACTAAAAGAAAGCATACCTTTAATTATTGCAATGCCATTTCCTAGCACAGGTGCAGTACATAATCAAATGACGGAGATATTAAATGAAGCACAAGACAAAAATGTTGATGTACATGTGGATGGTGCTTGGCTTACTTGTTGCCGCGGAATTGACTTTGATATAGGTCATCCTGCAATCAAATCCGTGGGCATAAGTTTGAGCAAGGGATTAGGTCTTGGCTGGAACAGAATCGGCTTACGTTGGTCAAAACATCTGTTGCCTGACAGTATCAGTATAATGAATGACTTTCACATGGAATTGAGAATGGGAGCTATCGTTGGGAACTATATACTTGATAATGTTCAGTCAGATTATCTTTGGAGTTCTTACGGAGATTTAAATGCTAAGATCTGTAAAGATTTTAATCTGACTCCGTCTAATGCAATACATATGGCGTTTAATCAAACTGGCAATTTTGTTGGACTAAGTCCGTTATTACGATACTTAATGAAATGAAACTAAGCATGGTACACAAAATATAAAAATGTCAAATCAAAGTAATACATTCTGTCCGCTACCGTGGATACATCTTGCTACCCGGCCAAACGGCGATGTTAGAGTATGCTGTACAGCAAATGCCAGCGGTGCGGGTATGGTTGATGTTAAGGATGCAGGTCTTGTAACAGGCATGAATCTTAAAACGCACACTATTACAGAAGTTTGGAATAGTGAATTTATGCGCAATGTGAGATTACAAATGCTGGATAATAAAATTCCAAGTAGTTGTACCAAATGTTTCCAGGAAGAAAGCCAAGGTATTAAAAGTAAGCGTAATTGGGAAACAATAGTGTGGAAAGATCGATTGAATATTGATAGTATTGTATCTCAAACCGAGGCCGATGGAAGTCTTCCAGTTAACATTCCGTACTTTGATTTACGATTAGGAAATATGTGCCAACTCAAGTGTGTGATGTGTAGTCCTCATGACAGTAGTAGTTGGATCAAAGAATGGAAGATACAGTATCCAAAATATAAGACTATAGATCTTAAACAAGATCAAGGCTGGGATTTAACGTTTGATTATACATGGTATCAAAAAGGCAGTTTCTTAGATACCATGAAAGACCAAGCTAGTAACATTCGAGAGTTATATTTTGCTGGCGGCGAGCCTTTAATTATACCCGAACATTATAAAATACTAGAGTTCATTATAGAATCCGGAGTTGCTAAAGATTGTGTTTTAAGATACAACAGTAACGGATTAGAACTTCCAGAAAAATTATTTGACTTGTGGAGTAAATTTAAACAGGTAAAATTTAATTTTAGCATTGACGCTGTGGGAGAGAAGAACGATTACATTAGATATCCAAGCAAGTGGTCAACTATTATTAAGAATCTTCAACGATTAGATGATACACCGGATAACATTATTGTAAACATAGCCTGTGCTGTGCAATTATTAAACATAATGAATTTACCGGATCTAGTACAATGGAAACGCAGTATGAATTTTAAGAAGATCAACATGCCACCGTACGGTGCAGGATTGATAGGTACTCATTTGGTTTATCTTCCTAGCTATCTTAGTATTAGGGTTTTACCTATACACATTAAAAAAGAAATAGAATCTCAAATAACTTATTTTTGTTCTAAAAACACACACGACTTAGAGTTTATGTCAAATTCGTATGGCTTGCAACGGTGGATGGGAATAATTAAATATATGATGTCCGAAGATTGGTCTAGCAAACTTCCTTCAACCATTGAATATTTAGAAACATGCGATGCCCAACGCGGCACTAATTTTAGAAAAATATTTCCAGAATTAAGTAATTTAAGATAATCCAAAGAGAACAACACATGACACAAGATGAAATTGAAAGAGGACTGTTGTTTAACAGTCTTGCTAACATGGGGCAATATATTAAATTACAAATGTGTGTTGACCCTAGTAAGTTAGAGCATGATTTAGAAAAATTTAAGAACAATTGGTGCCCGTATAATGTAAAAAAAGATAGCCACAACAACAGGTGGGGACTGCCTGTTACTAGCCACACTGGTGATGTCATGGACAACTATCACCTTAACAGTTTTGGCTATATGCAAGAGTATCACACTGAAGAAATGCGTGAAGATAATTTTATAACTCCTACAGAAGTGTATCATGCTCTTCCACAAATTCAAGAAATTATAGATATGTTCACACCTGACATTGGTCGTGTGCATTTTTTAAAAATAGGTGCTGGCGGTTATTTCCCTCCACATATTGATCACCCTGGCTATTCTCCAGAGTATATTAGGTTAATTATTGTATTTGGGAAATGCAAGCCAGAACATTTTGTGCAAATGATCGATGGCAAACCAGTTTACCTTGATCCTGGATATGTATACTTTGTTAATTTTCAACTTGAACATAGTGTTTTTAGTTTTACAGATAGCGTATATTCAATGATACTTACTGTTAAAATGACTGAAAAGAATTTCAATACTATTCTAAAAAATATGATGAGTCAATGAGCGAATTAACATATTACGATCCTGCCAAGGCAAATTGGTTTTTAGTTAGTTGGACCTTGGGAAATAAATGTAACTACAAATGCAGTTATTGCCCAACATTTTTGCATGATGGGTCATCAGGGTGGCCTGATTGGGCTACTGTCAAACAATTTGTAGAAAACTTTGATTATGCAGGTAAAGAAGTTTGCTATCGTATAAGTGGTGGAGAGCCTACTCATTGGAAACATTTTCTTTCGCTTGCTAAACTAGTTAAAAGCAAAGGTCATATTTTTAGTTACCTAACTAACGGAAGTCAAACAGTAGAGTACTATCAACAATTGTCGCAATATACTGATGGCATGATATTAAGCTATCATCCAGAGTATGCTAATATAAATCATTTTGTTTCTATCTTACAAAACGTTGATGGGCTTAAAGGAGTTAATGTTATGTTTACTCCAGAAAATTTTGACAATATGTTATCCATAGCTGAAACTTTGTATAATGCATCACCCACTGTTGCAATGTGGCCAAAAGTAGTACTTGATAAACAAGAAGGTTCTTATACTAACAATCCTGGAAATTTCTCAGTTGCCCAACTTAAAATAATTAAAGAATGGAAATTTTTACGTAACTTACCAGACCAAAAATTACATAGAGGCAAACTGTTACTAGATGGAGTTGAAATCAGTGCCAACGAATTAATTATGTCGGGTAAAAATAATCATGCAGGATGGAAGTGTTGGGCAGGCATCGATATGATCTGCGTGGATCATTGGGGAGACATCTATCGTAGTGATTGTTTGTACGGTGGCAAGATTGGAACTCTTGAACAATATATACTACCTACAGATCCGATTGTATGTGGAAATACTAAGTGTACCTGCCTAAGTGATATTTATTTAAAAAAAGTTAGTTAAACTTTTGTGTAACATTGGTATTGTTTCTTCAATACTAGTTTTCATAGCAAAATCCTGCATTGTTATTAATTTTAATAAATTTGTTGGGTCATAACTAGGACCAACTAACAATCGTTTTAGTTCATCATCTAATAACCCATTATTATCTAACTCCATGATATAATCTTTTGGCAAACTATAAATGGATAACTCCGGCGGCCCTTTCAGCAAATCAATATAAATTGGTATGTTATGATGAGCCGCCCATTGTTTTACTAATAAGAACTGATGCAAATTTAATGCCTGTAATGTAAAAGCTATGTTAAGATGAATTTGCGGATTAGTACTAGCAAGTTCAATCCATTTTTCAACTACTTTAAATACCTTCTCCCAAGAACACCCGGTTCGTATATAATTACACAACTCATCGATGCCATCAATGCTTAATGCTATTGATAATCTTTTAAATTTTAATAGATCAGAAACTACAGATTTAGGAAACGCTGTGCAATTAGTACTTGTACGTAAAGAAATATTTTCTAAAGATCCTTTATTTTTAATTTCTTGTATCATCAATTCTAAATTATTACCAATGAACGGTTCACCGCCTTGTAATTTTATCTCGTTTACGTATTTAAAATCTAAAGATTGTAATATACTATGCACCGATCTATTAGCATAGTCATTCAATTGATAATACCGATATGTTTTTAAATCTGGATGCTTGATAATTAACTTTTCCCATTTGCTACTAGCAGGTGGGCCGCACATTTTGCAAGTTAAATTACATTCATTTGCAAAACTAATATCTAAAAATTCTAATTGATTATCAACACCTGTGAATGTTTGATTGTACCGCATACGTGGACTACCTTTGCCAAGCTCTTCATCAAGTCTGCAACCCTCGCAGCCTGCGTGCCATCCAGTTTCCATTGCAGTTTTTACATCTCTAAGAAACGTAAGATTATATGTATTCCAATCTAAGCTACCTGCTTCAATTGTATTTCCGCTAAGTTTGTTAAACACACAGCACGGCCTAAATCTAACATCTGTATCAACACATAGGTGGTTGCTTAACGCATTACATTTTGGCATTAGAATAGTACCTCAAAGTTTATGTTGTAATCTTTATCTAGTGTTATTAAGCAATGCGCCTGTGTCACTACTTGATAAGCTAACGTGTATATTAACCCATTGTATTCTATAGGTCTTCCTAAAATATATTCAGGAAATGATTTTCTAAATATAATAGTTCCAGTTTTATCTATAGCAACTATGTCGGCATTAGGCGTTCCTGTAGGAAAAAATAACGCAACATTATTATAAACTATACCGCAACGAAATCGATATTTCCCTCCAAAAGATTGTCCAATATCAAATGTAGTGTGTTCGTAAGTAGTTGTATTAAACACAAGACCGTAGTTAGCGTCGCCATCATCTTTGTGCCCGTAAGGCACTGCTATAATAATATCGTCAAGTAGCACTCCCACATTGTATTTTTTCATGAATGGCGGCAAATTCAACTCCACTAGTTCTGTACTATCTGTAATAGTATCTAATACTAGCATATGGCGCAGATCGCCGCCACGACCAAATGGCAATGCAAATAACTTGTTACCCACCTGTATAAAATCACTGTACTTACGTTTACTTAAAGGAAGGTTATTAACTTTAATCATTGTGACTTCTTCAGTATTGGGATTGAATTTTAAAATACTATCATAATCTAAAGTTTCGCCGCGTGGCGGACTATAATAGTTTCCATTGGCAAACACGCACCCCATGTGACGTTTTAAAGAGTCATTTGGCGGGATTGGTATTTGTTTAACTGAACCGTCTTTAATAAACAATGCAAAATTAATAATACTATATCCTAACGGTGCCGAGAATGCAGTCATGCCGTCAGATGCTATATTATAAAATTGTCCAGTTACATTACTATCTATTGAATGATATTTTGCTTTAATATTAGCAGAAAAATCTAATTCTAAAATTGTATTGAATTCGTCCCATATCGCATACGGTGCAAAAAATACGCTGTTGCCTATACTTGCCATAGAGTTATATTTGCTAGTAGCAGGCGGAGTGTCTACATCAACCCATACTACTTCTCCGTCCTTGTAAATCAGTACACGACTGTAATCTTTACACTTGTCTGTACAAAACGGTGGACTGATCAAATAGTTGTCATGTTTAAATAGAACCAAGTGTTTAATTGTGGCTTTTTTGTAGTAGTCTTCGAACGATTTATAAGTCATTTAAATCCAATGTCTTAATAATTTTCTCAGTCTTAGTATCAAACACTAACACTGTTTGGAATGATTCGCTTTCTCCATACGGCATTGCAAATATAACATCGTTCACAATGCAACAGGCATTATATTTTTCAATAGTTGTGTTGTCAGTAAAGCACTCACTTACATCTACAGTATAATAACTATCATCATTGGAATCGACTACCAGTATTTCAGCAAGATCTCCTGTGAGTTTTAAATCAGCATCCGGGTCGCACACACAACCTCCCCGTGGAATATAGTACACTTTTCCTTGACTGTTTTCTATGCCTGCAAAGTATTTTTTAGTTTCCTTGGTAACATCCAAATCAATAGTGGTTATACCATTATCTATGATTAAAAACTTACTCCATGCAGAATGATGCCCTGCTGGAGGAAAGTATAATTTATTATTTGCAGTTTTAACATGAGTAAAGTACTTGCGGGTAGTGCCAACAATTCCAGTACGTTCACAACTCCACTCGCCGTTCTTGTTCTTTAACATGTAGTCAAAGTTGTCGTCGTATCCATACGGCGCCGCATAGATAGTATCGTTTAGCAGTGCAATCGTAGTAAATTTCATAGATGTTTCTGAATGTTCTTTATATAAATTAGAAAGATCAGACAACTTAATAGTTCCATCATCGCAGTTATATTCTATCGCAAAATTAAAAGGCGTGTAAGCACCACGTGGCGCGGCGTAAATTTTATTTTTATAAAGAACGCTCTGATGCCATTTTTTACAATCATTTATTGGAACTGGTATATATTTTAGTTCGGTAGTTCGTGTTATTAAATCTATAACAAGTAGATAGTCTAATGGCTTATCTTCGCCGTACGGCAGCGCATAAATTTTGTTGTTGTACACATGCCCCTGTACATATTTTCCAAGAGTGTCTCCAACGCCAGCTGGCCAATCTATATTAATATAGCTAACCGTTTTGAGCAAAGTATTGTATACTAATACACAACCTTCTCCATAAGGTAACCAAAATATTTCATCTCCTACCGTAATACCAAAAGTCCATTTTTCACTACTAGAATTGACAGTCAACGATATTTTAAGAATATCATATGTAACAGGATTGATAGCTAACATATAATTTAACGATGCCGATAACCCGTATGGGGGAACGTAAATAATACCGTCTAAACCCACTGTAGGATAACTGAAAGATTGTGGAGTCATATTAAATTTGGTATAGTGGCAGGGCATAGCTAACACCCTGATATATTGTTTTTACATACTTAGTTGGAATAGGATTACTTGGAACCACAGCTTCGTCGGTTATTGTTAAATTCCCAGTTTCAATATTTCCAGCTATTTTAAGATTGCCCTTTGAATCAACAACAATCTTTATTTCTAAAGACTTTTCGTTTCCTACTACAATCAACAACTCAGTTGGAATTGATATATCTCCTGCTTGATAGTTATCTGCTACTTTAAACATCACACTGCCGCATAACGGAGTCTCAAGATGATTGTAACCCATACTGTCACCAGCTTTGATTCTACCGTATACTTGCAATCCACCTAGCACATCGCCTGCTTCTACAGGGAGTTTATTTTGTGAGTCGCCTCTTGATTTTGTAAGTCCAAGATAGATAGGACTGCCGCCGTCAAATGCTCCATCGATATAGATCAACTCGCTATTATCGTTGCCTTGTATAATAACATTAGAAAGAGTATGTTGAAGAGTCGACGTTCCAGTTTCAACTTCGCATATGATAGGTTTGTTTAGAAGTTGCTCCATTCGTTAATTGTGTCCTATAGCTGTTAAGTAAAAATGTTTCATAGCACTATTTACTTGATAAATATTCCGCCAATAAGGATATTGATTTTATGGATTCTAAAAGAAAAACGTTCTGCCCTAGACCTTGGATACACCAAATGGTCAGACCAGATGGCGGCATAAAAATGTGTTGTCTTGCAAAAGAAACACCTGAGTTCAATGCCGGTGAAGGTAATCTTAAAGAATCATTTAATGGCGATCTCGTTCGTAGAGTTAGAAAAAAAATGCTTAACGGAGAGTGGGACGAATCCTGTTATCCTTGTAAAAATCTCGAAGATCTAGGAATAGAAACTGCTAGAATGCACGATGCTGTCGAATGGCATGATAGATTCAACTACGATACTGCTGTTGCGACAACCAAAGAAGATGGTTCTGTAGACTACGGGCCAAGATATTGGGATTTGAGATTTGGTAACTTTTGTAACATCAAATGTAGAATGTGTGACCCTAGTGCTAGCCATTCTTGGTATGAGGAATGGGCCGACTATCGTAAAGAAGACGGGTTTCATGATGACGGAAAATTTATTAAATTAGTAAGGAATGACAAAGGCCGATTGGTAACGAACCACTATGATTGGCCATCGAAACAAAATTTTTGGGACCAGATGAAAGGAACTATTGATACAACTGAATATATTTTCATGGCTGGTGGCGAGCCTTTTTTGATAGAAGAACAAGAACAGATGTTAAAAGAATGTATAGAACAAAATAGAGCAGACAAAATAACTTTAGCCTACAACACCAACCTAACAACTTTGCCTGATAGGTTGGTAGAATTATGGAAGAAATTTAAATTAGTCAGAGTAGGCGCTAGCATCGACGGTATGGGTGCTGTTCTTAATTATCAACGATATCCTTCAGACTGGAATTCTATACTTAAAAATCTACATAAGCTCGATGAGATATGTAGAGAGAATTCTAATATTTTAGGCGCAATAACCGCCACAGTTACAACATCCAATGTTTATCAATTTCCTGAATACATGTGGTGGAAAGTAACTAAAAGTGGATTTACAAATATTAATAATTTTAAAGAATTTCCTGTAGTCATGCATCACGTAGCATATCAACCAGAAACTGCAAATATTCAGATATTTCCTAAAGACATAAAAGATAAAATACGAAATCATTACAATAATTATATAGAAAAATTCGAAGGAAATAGTTCAGCTATCTCTATATTGAATAATATTTTAACTTTCATGGATGCTAAAGATATGTCTGAACACATGGACGAGTTTATAAGATACACCAAATACTTAGACAAATCTAGAGGACAAGACTGGACCATGGTGGTTCCAGAATTAGCCGAGCTTATGCAACGATAAAGTATTATAGAGTTATCACAGGAATATTATCTCATGGAAAAAATTTATTTGATAGAAAAAGACTATCAAAATGAAAGTTTAAATAATTTAGCCCGACGACTGGCTGAATATCATCTGGCTGAATTATCACTTGATAAAGTTGAGGTACAATACAGTACTTCCATTCCAGCTGACAATAGCAGATTTGTAGAAATAGGTAAATTATCACATCAAGAAGAAGTCCCTTACACTGTGAATGATTTGCATATTGTAAATGACATTTTTAACTATAATTTATATTTTGAAAATAATAATGATCCGGCGCTGGCAGTAGGTGACCACTGGGGAACATTTGATTGTTTGGTATCGTTGGCAGCAGGAAAAATGGTCGCAACTAACCCAGATGCAATTGGACTAAAAGGTAACCATTATATAATAGATATTAGTCCTACTGCTATACATGCCAGTTTGGGCCTTTATAAAAATATTAATGCATCGTACCAACAAGTTGATATTTTTAATAAATTAGCATTTAAAGAATTTCTAGCGACTTGCGAAGGAAGTAAGGGATTTTTTGTTATCAGTAATTGTTTTATGTATATTGTTAACTCGTTACTCTATGATGTTAACTTAAGATTAAAAATGCAAAACGAATTAATAGATATACTTGCTAACGATAAAATAGACTGGTATGTGTTTATTAACACAGCCGATGGGAATTCTTACCCATGTGCCAGTGCTAAAGAATTACAGAATAAAAAATTAGACAACAGGTTTAAAATACTACCATGGATCAAACAGTAATAGATTTCTTTAAGATAAATGCAGACTTAGAACATAATAAAGATATGTTGGTGCCGCCTGCCGGTATTACAAACGATACAGAAATGTTCTTCAAATGGATTAGGCACGACAGTAAATGTAAAAGTCTGCGTTTAGACGTAAATGCTGATGTATCTGAAATCAAAGAAGAAATTAAAAATAAAGTAGAGTTAGCTATAGCACACCGGGGACACCCCGGTTGGAGGTCTCTTACGTTATTTGGATATTCTTCAGTCATGACCAACTCTTCAGAATATTATAAAGAGAAGGGTATGATAACAGAGTACGATACTCCTGATTGGACTGACGTTAGCAAATTTTTTCCTAAAACAGTAGCGTGGCTTAAAACACATAACCCGTTAACAGATTTTGTTCGAATAAGATTAATGATATTAGATCCTGGAGGTTCTTCTAGTCCGCATAAAGATTACCCCTACGGTCAAATGCTGTGCGGGCCCTTGAACATTGCTATTATTAATCCTCCCGGAGCTCAGTTTGTATTGGAAGACGGTGGCACTGTTCCGTGGGCAGAGGGAGATTTCCGCTCAATGGATTTAGGTAGTAATCATTGTATTAGAAATACTGGCAGCATCCCAAGAGTTCATGTTATTATAACTCCTTCTAGTCGTGATTGGGGAATTGAAGCTAAGGCATTGGCATGTCGTAGCTATTTAAAAAATATACAAATCTCCAAAAGCTGATTTTAAGTCGTTGTTTAGTTTATTATAGACTTCATCGTCGGGGTACTGCCCTAAATTATCCCAATCAACCATGGTCATGGTGTTGCCGTTTATAATAATATTACTCAAAGACCAATCACCGTGATACCACGGTTTAGTATTCCTAATTTGATCAAGACAAAACGCATGTATTTTTTTTACAAATTCAAGTGAATGCGGAAATTCACTTGCAGGGGTTCCGGCAACAATGTTGTAAGAAATCCAATTTTTTCCATGATCTATAACATAACCTGGTACATGTTCCTCAAGCAATCGAACATGATTAGCTATCCATCCATCAGACGGACTATCCCAAATTTTGATGTATCGGTCATACTCAAAAAATACAGAACGACGTTTCTCTAGGTTTCTTCGGATTAGCTTCATTGGTATTTTGAATAGTATAAATATTCAACATATTTAACAAAGATATTATCAGGAGATACCCATCTTGGATCCACGTATTATAAAGAATTACGATCCCCATACTCATCATATTACAAACGAATTTTTGTTTGAAACTAATGATTGGGATCTAATTGAGCTTAATTATAACATTGATGTGGAAAAAATGCAAAGGTGGTACGACATACTAGAAGATCAATACAGCAATTTAAAATTTGGATTCAACAACAACCTTCAAAAGCTAAATGTTGAAACTAGCAAACAAATGGTTGACGATGGGTATTGCGGATACTATTGCGGCCCAATTGAAGGAATAACACTTGCATGGACCGAAGAAAGATACGAACCGTTGCCGCCATCAGAACAATGCAATGCTGACCTATTTCCGGAAGTTGACACAAAAACATTTAGGAATGAAACACGCATATTATCAAAATTAAGATTTGGGTATTTTGATTACTTAATAAATTTATTTGGCGAAGATGCTTGGAAAAAAGCTGTTGTAACAATACATCACCCAGGAATGTATATACGACAGCATACAGATAGCAAAGATTTAAAATTACATATTCCAATCTACTCTAATGAAAATGCACTATTTCACTTTGGAAAAGATAGAGATAGAAGTTATCATATGAAAGTAGGAAAAGCATACATTTTGAACACGGCTGACTGGCATGGCACTTCTAATGAAACAAACGGTGGATTCAAGATTCATACTATTTCTAGAATTAAACAGCATGTAATGCAATATGTACTAGGGCTTACGAATGAAAGTACAAGTATATAATCAGGATAATTTTAGAATATCTTCTGGATTTAATGATACAAATATAGAAGATTTTAAAAATAATTATTTTATATGTGTCAATTCTTCTGGGTCTAGATATGGTATTCCGGTTTTTAAAAAACCCCACGATCGTGTACTTAATATGTTTTTTGACGATACCGAACGTAATAAAATTAAAGTGTCTGGGCCAATTGTTTATTATGCGGTTGCTTGCAAATCTAGTCAGGCCAAGTCTATCAAAGAGTTTGTTGACACAATCCCAGAAGACGCTACAATACATGTTTATTGTGCCAAAGGAAAATCTCGAAGCACAGCGGTGGCAAAATTTATAGAGGAATATCGCAAAGTATATGACAAAACAAAGTTTGACAGTTATAATACTTTTGTGTATAATTTATTATGGTCACAAGTTTAGATTTCAAAATAAAGAAACTTGATAATGTAAAATTTAATCACAAAGAACTTTTACATTACTACAATCAAATTGTAGAAAAATTCCCTCACCTCAAATGGATGCCTAACAGCACAACAGAAACTTTAGACCATAATGTAGACAATACCTACAGTTGGGCAATTCAAAGTAATTATATAGATACAAATATTCCTTGTCCGCCTTATCATATTGATACTACTTCAGAGTTCGTTGATCCTGAAAATAAGTTTTCAAATCCTACTAAATTAGTTTTTGGGTTTGGAAAAAAGATAGTAGACACATTTCCTGAAGTTCGACAAACGGGTATTGTTGGACATCCTCCAGGCACAAAAATTCAATTGCATCCAGACAACGATGAATTTTTAAAGATACACATACCTATTATGACAAATCCAGATTCGTGGTTCTTTTTTGAAGATGAAAAGTTTAATATGGAAATAGGCTCCGCTTACCTAGTTAATACTATTATTCCCCATGGAACTGTTAACACTGGTGATACTGA